TGAGACCGGGAAACATGATGGCAGCCTTAAGCCTCTTACTTCAGAAGCTCTAGCTTCTCCACCAACAAGGAACAGACATCATGTCCGTTACCCTGAACTCGAAGGTCTACACCAAGAGCCGTGTCAACGGCCCCGATTCGCTCACCTACGCCTCCGTGGACAACACGCTGACGCTCAAGGATACCCTCGAGCTGAAGCGCGTTTACCCGAAGCCGACGGCGAGCTTCGACGGTGTCGCGCGTCCGACCGTGAAGCTGGTTCAGACGCAGACCATCAACGACGAGCTGGTGGACGCCTTCCTCACCATCACGGGCTCGCTGCCCGTGGGGATGAGCGATACGGCGATCACCGACATGCTGACTCGGATGAAGGACTTCCTGGTCCTGGAGATCGCGGGCACCACCAAGGTGTCCAACGCTCTCATCATCGGCGACTACTAGCTCGTAACACCGGCTAGCTTCGTTTCCGATTGTTGAAACTCTCCGATTGGCTAAGAGCAATCCTGCCCTTAGCCGCAGCAATCCTTTCTTACTACGAGGTGCGCAATGCAGATTCGACCACAGAAAGGAAAGACTCGTCAGGTCGCGAAGGTAAGGACCCACCACAAGGGTGCAGCGGCAAAACCGCAGAAACCCTGGGTCCACCCGGAACCCGTCCGCGTAGTAGCGGACCTGGCCCGCGCGACAGTTGAGGCCTATGGAGTACAACACCACCCGGTGGCAGTAGCCATCGTCCAAGCACTGGAAGCCCGTAGATTCGGGCAAGTGGTGGAAGCAGCTGATTCAATCAGCAGACAGTTGTACGCTGAAATGCCGTTTGTGAAAGCTTACGGCTTGAATCAACTGGCAGCGTTGGTGACAAAGGTGCCTTTCGAGGCACCCGAGTTAAACCCGGATCAAAAGGCGTGGGAAGTGTTCCACGCTGGCGAACACCGGTGCAAAAGGACCAATCAGCGCTTTCGAGCGATGAAGTCCAATCACCGGCTACGTTACCTTAGCATCCGTGCTAAGGCCCGGGCGTATATCAGGTATGTTCTGGGGGATTCACCTCCTTTAGGACAGATATACGATCGCTGCGACTTCGGCCCAGGAGCCTGTGTGGGTGTACACGGTGAAACCACTCATGCTATGGCGAAGTTACACTCGCCAGAGTGGACGTGCACCCCCTCCTGTATCGACTATGCGTACGGCGCGCTGCTTCACAACCAGCACGCCTGGCATGCCACCGTAGAGCATCTGTACGGTGACGTCTTCAGTTTAGATCCCGACACCCTGTTGGGAGCCCTGAAGTCACGCATAACATACGTCGATTACAACAAGATTGCTTTGGTACTGAAGAACGCAAAGGTCAAACGCACCATTGCGATGGAAGCCCTCCTGAACAGCTTCGTACAGAAGGGTACCGATACGTGGATGAGAGAACAACTTGTCCGCGTAGGTATCTTCCTGAGAAGCCAACAGGTTAACCAGCGACTAGCAATGCTGGGCAGCCTAGGGCTCTCCAACCCGTTTGTCACTCTGGACCTAGAGGGTGCCTCCGACTCCATCTCTATGGAGGCGGTAAAGGACTTAATCCCTCCGGAGTGGTTCGAGTTTCTCTGCTGCCTCCGGTCTCCTCGCTATATGTTACCTAGCGGCGAGACTCGGCGGTATGAGAAGTTTACCTCGATGGGCAACGGGTTCTGCTTCCCGCTAGAGACGCTGATCTTTGCGTCCCTAGCGTACTCTGTTGGTGTCGAAACCGGCGACTGCGACAAGCTTGGCGCTCCTTATTGGTCGACAGTACGTCGTGCCAAGGTGGATAACCTTGCTTTTGCGGTCTATGGAGACGACATCATCGTACGACAGAGCTCAGCACTCTACTTAACGGAGGTCCTTAAGTTCTATGGATTCCGTCTGAACCGGCGTAAGAGTTTCATTACCGGACCATTCAGGGAGAGCTGTGGAGCAGATTTTCTTCGTGGAGTGAACGTACGGCCGTACTATATACGTAGCCTCCCCACCACTGAGGTGGAGTTCTACAAACTCGGTAACGCTCTCCGCTCGTCGCCTTACCCATCGTTCGCCTTGTGGGACCTCATCTTCAGCGAGGTGCCCTATGACGTTCGTAAGGTTCGGCCATACGAGGGGAGTCCTGAGACCTGTTTTACCGCGGACCTAGACACCTTCATGGCGTCGAAGTTTTCGGGTTGGTCAAAGGCAGAACAGCGTTGGACTTGGGTGGAAGTACTATCCAAGGCCTTACCGGACCAACGGCGCGCTTCTCCAGCCGTTGGTATGTACGGTGTTCTCACAGGTGTTAGATCCTCTCACGAGGGCTACCCTGTGGCCTCCTTGCGTCGAAGGACGCGTACTGTCCTGCGTGCCAACATCGCACGTAGGACCCACAAGACTCCGAGAGGAGAAAAGGGCTCGGCCTAGACAGCCGTATCACCTTTCTTGTGGCTTAATCTAGCGACGCGCCCCCTTATGGGGGGCATTTGTCACTAGTGGACTTGTGAG